TTAGGTATTATTAGAGTAGCTGTGGAAGGAGTGAGATGGGTCTATTTTCCATTTTCTCCCTGCACCCTCTATGAATGTGTAGGTTGTGTACAAGTAGCCCCCAGAGCCCACTGAAGAGCTCTGAAGGCATATCCTGTATTTAGGCCGGTAGTTTGCTGGATATGTATTCCCGTTGGGCTTCTGATAACCCTTCGGTATTTATAATCCTGTTACCGTTTAATAAAAGTTCTACTTCTTGTTCAAGTCCTGCTTCCTCCATGGCTTGTTTGTACATCTGGGTTGCTATGGAAGTGCCGTCTACTATATCGTCAACAGCATCTAAAGCTTTCATGATGGTATTGCAAATTTTGATGATGGTGTTTCCTACAGATTTAAATAGTTTCATAATGTCTCCTTTGCAAAGTTAGTAATGGATATCCATACAGCTGTAGGCTTGTGTAAAAAGGATTCTTTTCTGGTAGGTGATGGGGGGGAGGGTAAGTTGCATGGGGATGGCCCTGGTGTTTAGTACTGACACCGTACTAAGATTAAAAAATATGCTAATAAATTTTACTTTCTATAGTGGATATTGAATTCAACTCCATCTATAGGTGAATGGATTTAAGATTACTGAACTGGTAGTTAGCAGGCCGTAGGCCATGGGTAGGCGTAGCCGAACCATGAGCCGGAGGCTATGATATAAATAATATAATAAAAATAGAGAGGATTAAGAGTAGTGAGGCGGAGCTTCTTTTCTTAGAGAGCTAAATTAAGTAATAAAAGGGAAATAAAAAAATATAAGTAGTGTGGACAACTTAAATCGCAAATATAAGTAGTGTGGACAACTTATTTTAAAAATAAAGTTGCTTTTTGTAACAATTTCCTCTATTATATTGAGAGTAAGTAGAGAGCAAAAATTTGGTATGATTATTGCTTAGTTCAACATATTTTAGGAGGAGTTTATTAGTATGATGATAGATGATCAGGATTTAGCAGAAAAAAGAATAGCTTTAATAGATGAGATTAAACGGGCTGGAAAAGAGATGGAAGAGCTAGTGATTAGGTTAGATCAAGAAATGGATGTTGATCGTAGATGGGTAGGTATTGGTAAAACTCATCTACAACAGGGCTGTATGGCTCTTATTCGTAGTATTACTTGTCCTAATTCATTCTAATGAAAGTATGTGTAGTTACGCATGAATTTATGGACCGATTAAAGGCCCTTGGTTTCAGTACCGAGGGTTTTACAACTAATAAGGAATTACTAATGAATGAAAAGATTACCTATTACGGCACTAAAATTGTTAAAGCTGGGGAAGAATCCAAAGATGAGTATGCTGGGGAATGATTGGCAAATCGTGGAATAAAAATTATTAATAGGCAAAATAGGAGTAAATTATGGAAGCAAATGATACGGTTAAAGTAACTGATAAATTAACTATTACTCTAAATGGTGTACCAGTTGAAGAACAAGACATTTCAGAAAACAAAGTAGCAGAACCTCAAATGGGTACTAAACGTACTAATGAAGTGCCTAAAAATGCAGAGCAGTATAATTCTTACACTAAGCGACCTCATAAAACGGATACTCGTATTTACCCGAGTAAACTTGCAGAACAAGCCGCAGAAAGAAAAGATAAATAAGTATTCTACCATGATGTGGTACCGAGTCATGTGTGTACGACTAAGAGCTAATAGCTAATCGGTGCACCAAATTATCTTATTAGGTTGATATGTTTAACAAACTAAGTCAGCATACAGTTGCAGCAGATACTATTCGTAAAGGCAGATTAAAGGGATCTGCTGCTATTATTTTATTAAAAATGCTATATAGTGTTAATAAAAATAATATTATGTTAGGAACTCCTCAGACCATTTGTGCACAGGTTAGTATTACTGAATGGGAGTTTAAACAAGGTATCAAAAGCCTTAAAAAACAAAGTATTATTAGAAAATACACAGCAAGAGAGTACATGTTGAATCCTGATATATCATATAATGGTGATGATAAAAGATACTGGATACTTAAGCATATGTGGAATACGCAGACATCTACAGGATTAAAGAATGACAGATAAGCAAGGACAAGTATATATATTAGGGAGCAGTACTACCGGAGCAGGATGGGAACTAAGTCATAAGGCAGCTTCGTTACTATTTCCTATGTATTGTAATATTGATGACTTAAACCAGTTAGATAAAACAGATTTTGAATCTAGAGTAGGATGGGTAAAAGATTCTAGAACCTGGAAAAAGTACTGGGACGAACTAATAGAAAAAGAAGTAGTTATTTTTCTAGATCAATATACTATAATGCTTACTCCGAAGGAATGTTACAGAGTGGGTGTAAACCATAAAGCTCTATTAGATAGATGAGAGAAACTACGTGCAATTAGCCAATCTTGAAGATACAGAAACCGATCTCGAAACAACCGACTATATTACTAAAGAACAACTAGCTGGGGCTGTTCCAGATAAGAGGTTTAGAAAACATATCACTAATGATATAGTAGACTTAATAAATTCTGAGCCTGACTCTGAATTGCGTAGAGTATTCAGGGATAATACACTTTCATATGCATCTGTATTATCCCAGGGAAAGTACTCTATGGCAGCCTATGTTAATGCCGTTAAATTTGTATCTCTTAAGCTAATGGGTGATGTATCTTCTGTAGCTTATGGAAAAGTATTTCCTGATAGGTATCAAGCATTAATTGATAGAGGAGCGTCTACTTCTTATATAGCTTCTTTTGCAGACAATTATTCTAAAAATGTACTAATCACTAGAATATTTGAGCAGACTCTTGTACCTACTCATATACTTAATGCTGGCTTATATCAGGAGGCTATTAATAAACAAGCAGAACTTATGCGTACAGCTAGATCTGAAATGGTACAGCAAAAGGCTGCAGATAGTTTAATGGAGAGATTAGCTCCTCCAGCCACTGTATCTAAAATAGAATTAGGTATTAATTATAATAATGATTTAATCACTGATTTACGAAATACTACGTTAGCTCTGGCAACTCAACAAGCCAGAATGATCATGAATAAGCAATTGTCAGCACAAGAAGTAGCTCATAGCGAAATTATTGAAATAAAAAGGGAAGAACCAGTAGAACCTACGTATAAAGAATTAAATAAATGACTACCGAAGCTTTAGTAAAAAAATCAGTAGATGAGTGGTTAAATGAAGTGGATTATAATAATGATCCAAATTATGTACCAGGAACATTTGCACTCCAATTTGTAAATTTTATTAAATTAGTTAATGGGGAAAAAGAAGAGGAAAGTAAAACTCCTGTAGTACATTATAAAATGATAGACAAAATTGCAGGTAAACGTAAAAATACAGCTAATATGTGTTCTAGGGGTTTAGCTAAGACTACAATATTTGGGGAATATTTATTTCTGTATATAGCTGTTTATGGAGAGATTCCTGGATTTGGAACGGTTGACTACGCTTTGTATGTCTCTGATAGTATTGAAAATGGCGTTAAAAAAATGCGTTTACGGCTTGAACGTAGATGTCAATATAGTAGTTTTCTAAAAAAGTATATAACTGAAGCCAAGTTTACTGATATTAGGTGGTATTTTAAAATGCTGCTGGCAAAGAATTTGTAGTAACTGGACACGGAGCAAAAACTGGGGTTAGAGGAACAGTTGAATTGGGTACAAGACCACAACTAGCAGTACTGGATGATCTAATAGGGGATGAAGATGCTAAATCAGCAACTGTCATTGAAAATGTGGAAAACACTGTTTATTCAGCTATTGATTACGCACTCCACCCTAATAAGCGAAAAGTCATTTGGTCAGGAACCCCATTTAATGCTAAAGACCCCTTGTATAAGGCGATTGAGTCTGGAGTGTGGTATGTAAATGTCTATCCTGTTTGTGAAGTATATCCGTGTACTAGAGAGGAATTTAAAGGTGCTTGGCCTGACAGATTTGATTATGATTACATTAGGGATCAATACCAAAAATCTAAGGGAGCAGGAAAACTAGACTCTTTTAATCAGGAACTTATGCTTAGAATTATGTCTGAAGAAGATAGAGTAATTAAAGATTCAGATATTGTCTGGTATAATCGTAGTCATGTATTAATGCACAAAGGAGCATTTAATTTTTATATTACTACAGATTTCGCTACTAGTGACAAAGAGTCTAATGACTTTAGTGTTATTAATACATGGGCTCTTAATCATAATGGAGACTGGATGTGGGTGGATGGCTTCTGTAAAAAAGTTCTTATGGATGCGACTATAAATTCTCTATTTCGTTTAGTTCAGGAATACACTCCACAAGAAGTTGGTATTGAAACCACTGGGCAACAAGGAGGATTCATTAAATGGATTCAGAATGAAATGGGGTATAGGAATATATATTTTACCCTTTCTACTGGAGCTGACCCACATAAGAAAACTATTGGTATTAGATCGAATAAAGATAAGTTTAGTAGGTTCCAACAAAATGCTGTTCCACTTT